TTCGGCTTCCGAGCGCCGACGGCGTACCAGCCCGAGTACGAGCCGTACTTCGCCCAGCGCACCCACGGGCGACCGTCCTCCGTGCGCGCCGGGGCGTCTGCCGGCGTCGCGACGTCGAGGAGCGACTCGAAGTCCGGACGCACCGAGACACGGAGAGGGGAGGACTTGTGGAGCATGTGACTGAGCGAGCATGCCGCTAGAGGCTTATGTTGCTGGAGGCAACCACCCGCTAGCGGCATGCTCTGGCTAGCCCTGATAGCCAAGCTAGCCACCGGTGTCAAGGATGACGAGGGCGGACATTCTGTGTCCTGGCGCTGCTTGACGGCCGGCTAGCCAGGGAGCAAGGTGTGTTCCTCGGCACGACAGAAAAGTGCGGGCCGCCCCGAAGCATGGAGGAGCGGCCCGCGTGTCTGACACAGCACAGAGAAGGAGGACTCAGGCGTGGCAAGAATAGCGCAGAGGCGAAAAGCTGGCAACCATGGCCGTAGTACGGCCCGACCGTTCGTCACGCTCGCGGACTCGGAGAAGGATCGTGCCGGGTGGCTCAAGGCCCGCGATACCGGGATCGGAGCGAGCGAAGCCGCGATCATCTTCGGCGTGAACCCGTGGGAGAGCCCGTTCTCGCTCTACCAAAAGAAGCGTGGCGAGGTGGGGGCACAACCCGACAACCCGGCGATGTCGTGGGGTCGCAAGCTGGAGCACATCGTCGGTGAGACGTTCGCCGAGGAGACGGGGCGCGACGTCTGGAAGCACCCACTCGGCGCGCATCTCCTGCGCTCGCGTGCGTTCCCTTGGCTCCTGGCGACGCCGGACTACGAGCAACGAAACCCACGCCTGCAGACGGATGGGCTGCTTGAGTGCAAGACCACCGGAAGTCGCTACGAAGCCGACTGGTCCGAGGAGGCTCCGCTCTACTACCAGATCCAGGTGCAGCAGCAGCTTTTGGTTTCTGGGCGTCTGTACGCTTCGATCGCGTGTCTGATCGGCGGACAGAAGTTCATCTACACGCACGTCGTGAGGAACGACAAGTTCCTGAAGACGCTGATCACGAAGACGCAGAAGTTCTGGGAGATGGTGCAGGACGGCACCCCGCCGCCCATCGACGCGAGTGAAGCGACGATCTCGACGCTCAAGAAGATGCGCGAGGATGGGCGCGTCATCACGCTGCCGAAAGACGTGCTGAAGTGGCACGACCAGATGCTCCGGGCTGCCGAGCATCGGAAAGCGGCCGAGGCTGACGAGAAGGAGGCGAAGCACGAGATCAGCGCGCTCATGGGGACCGCGAAGCGCGGCCTGCTCCCGGAGGGGAAGGGGATCTACAAGTTCGAGACGCGCGCTGCGTACGACGTCAAGGCGCACACAGTCTCTGCATCACGGCAGTTGAAGTTCAACAAACGCATCGACGTCTGAGTCACAAGAAGGAGAACCAGAACATGTCCGAGATTGTTTCCCCCAAGCAGAAGATGGCGAACTTGCGTTCGCTGCTGATGAACGAGAAGGTTCAGGCGCAGATCATGTCCGCGCTTCCGCGGCACATCGACGGCAAGCGCCTGTTCCGCGTGTACCTCACGGCGGTGCAGACCACGCCCCGCATCCTGGAGTGCGACACGGTGAGCGTCATCGGTGCCGTCATCCAGGCGGCACAGGTCGGGCTCTCGCTCGACTCGGTGTTCGGCGAGGGGTTCCTGATCCCGCGCTACAACAAGAACACCGGTGGATTCGTCGCGCAGTTCCAGACCGGGTACAAGGGCCTGCGCAAGCTCGCGTTCACGTCGGACAAAGGGATCCGGGACATCTACGCCCGCGTCGTCTACGAGAACGACACGTTCGAGTACGCCTACGAGCCCGCCACGCTCAGGCACACGCCCGCGGACGCAGACACGCGCGGCCCTCTGAAGTACGCCTACGCGAAGGTGATCTGGAAGGAGGATAACTACGACCGCTTCATCGTCGTCGGCACGCCGGAGATCAACAAGGCGAAGTCGGCCAGCGACTCGGCGAAGAAGGGCTTCGGTCCCTGGATCGACAACACCGAGGCCATGTGGGCGAAGACGGCTTTGCGCCGGCTCTGCGACACGCTCACCCTGAGCGCGGATTCGGATCTGGCCCGCGCGATGGTCTCGGAGGACTCGGAGGAAGCGGGGAGACATGCCGTGGCGGGGCTCGACCTCGACTTGTCGTCCCTGTCGGCCGCGCCTGCTGCGCCGCAACTGCAGGAGCCGACCACGAGCGCGCTCGACCAGCTGGCGGAACAGTCCGGTGGACAGACGTCTGCGCCTGTTCAGCAGCGACGGCGGCGCACGATGCCGCAGGAACAGCCATCGGTCGCAGCGCAGCCTGCTGCCTCTCAACCCGCCGCGCAGCAGCGCGCCGAGGACGATCGCATCGTCGGGAACATCGACCGGCGCACCGGTGAAGTGATCGAGTAGTGGCTCGCCGCATGAAGGGGAAGCTCCCGCCTGAGAAGCTCGCGCGTGCGACTCTCATCGGGCGGGAGCGCCATGCGGCGCGCGGGCACCACGCGACGCCAGAAGCGCTCGACGTACAGACGGCGTGCGCCGAGCAGGCTGTCGCCCTCGCCATGAATCGCGAGTGGTCTGGCGAGTTCAAGAGCGTGAGCGAGTGGAAGGTCTGGCGGAAGCTCGGGCTCACCGTCTCCGGCCTGCATGTGCGCGTGGAGCACTTCGCGACGGACGGGCTGCATGTGCACGAGGATGATCCAGACGACGGGGCGTTCGTTCTGGTTATTGACCGCGACAGCCCGGTGTTCGTGATCGTTGGCTGGCTCCTCGGCCGCGACGCGAAGAGGAGCATGTACTGGAACACGGAGGAGACGGCGGGGCCGCCATGCTTCGTGGTGCCGCAGGCGGACCTGCGCTCGTGCTACGACCTGAGACGCGAGCCCGAGCCGGCGCGCGGGAGCGGGGACTACCGTCGCGACCCGGCACCCGACTTCGGCGGCACAGGCAAGTTGCCGCAGATGAGGTACGCCGACGACGGGGGCCACCCGAGCAAGTACGGCAACATCATCACATCGAAGTGGGCCCTTCCTTGCTGCCGGTGCCAGACCATCATCGAGGCCGGTCAGCCCCTCGGCGGGAACCTCGTGACGGGGACCATCCATGGCGATCCAGCGATGTGCAAGATGAAGAAGAGGAGGGCTTCCCAATGAGATCGTTGACGTTCTCCGGAGCCTATTAGTTTTTTATTGACACCCTAATAAATTGTATTATGGTCGTCTCCAGCATGGACGACCCGAACAACCCACCGCAGAATGCGCCACCAAAGCAGGTGGTTGTGCAGTTGGACCCGGAGGACCGCGCGCTGCTGGAACAGCTGCAAACCCTCGAAAAACTCAGCAAGAGCGACATCGTGCGCCGCGCACTACGCCGCTACGCCAAGGATCTGGGGCTCACAACCACGCCTGCGGTCTAGGGGGACACGTGACGGAACAGCAAGTTCCACGGGATCGGTGCCTCTGATGGACTGGTCCGACGAGCGGTATGTGCGCGTTTACACGCGGGACACGCCGACGATGAAGCTCCTTCGATGGGAGGGTCGCATGGTCCTGTTCGAGCTACTTCGCAAGGTGGACAGGGCCGGCGTCATGGACTTCGGGGACGAGGGGCCAGTCGAGGCCATCTCAGCGGTGACGGACATCCCACTGGAGCATGTGACGGTGGGACTCCAGCGGCTTCTGGACCGCGGGTGCGTCGTCGTGAAGGACGGCTCCATCGTGGTCTCGAAGTTCCTGGAGGCGCAGGAGTCGCCACAGTCGGACAAGCACCGACAGCGGGAATCGAGAGCCAAACGCCGTGACTTGGCCCGGCACGGTGTCACAATTCGTGACATGGACGATGTCACGAAGCGTGACACTTCCGTCACGAAGCGTGACACCCCAACAGAGGGGGCATCTGCCCCCGTTGTCACGAAACCGGTCGCTGCTGTCACGAAACCGGTCGCTAGTGATGGCAAAACGGACGAAACCGTCACTCTGTACTGTACTGTGCCTAACTGTACTGTGCCTAACTGTACCGGTACCCATACTACTGCAGCTGATCGTAGCGCGCGTGAGACCGGAGTCGTCGCCCCCACGCCCGAGCCCGAGCCGACGAAGTCGAAGACCGAGAAGACCCCGTGCCCGGTCGACTTGTGGGAACACATGCCTGAGCCGACGAAGCGAGCGCTCGACGTGGCCCTGATCCCCTCGGCGGCTCAGGAGTACATGTGTCGTGGGTTCGCCGCGAGGTATGCCGGGCGACCCGACCAGCTTCGGACCCTGGACCAGTGGGTCTCCAGCGCTGTTCGCGCGATCCAGTCTGACTGGAACGACCCGAACAAGCGCCCGAAGCAGCCAGCGCCGTCGGCGAACGGCTCCGCGCCTCGCGCGCCGGGTCCGCAGGACTTCAGCGACCCCCTGTCGCGACGACTCTTGGGAAGGAAGATCCAGTGAAGCAGATCGGCAGCCTGTTGGCGGAAGTGACCGAGTTCACGCAGCGGTACATGAGCGAGCGCGAGCAGAAGCTCCAGCAGGCCATCGGCAGCAAGCATGTGCTGACCTGGGTCGAGGAGACGTACGGCGACGCCGTCGCGTTTCTGTTTCCTGACGACTTCTCGATGAACGATCTCGTCACGACCGTCAGTGACGGCGCGCTCGACAACGCGAAGAAGCGCCTGAAGCTCTGTGCCACGTGCCCGCCTCACGGCGGCGCGTGCGCCAGCGAGTACGAGAGCAATCACGGCAAGGCGCCGAAGTGGGATCGCGAGAAGGGTCTTCGGTCGGAGTGGTGCCCGCGCTGGAAGGAACACATCCTCCGGAGGAAGTTGACCAGCGTGGGTGTCGGAGAGGCGTATCTCGGTGAGCGCTTCAGCACGTACGTGCCGACCACCGACGCGCAGCGCGACGCGAAGGCCCGATGCGAAGAGTACGCGGCAGCGTTCAAGCGAGGCACGACACGCGGCAACCTGATCCTCGCCGGCCAGAACTACGGCGTCGGCAAGACACACTTGTCCATCGCCGTGGTCGCAGACCTGCTCGCTCGGTATCGACTGCGTACGGCGATGTTCGCGTACGTGCCGGAGTTCCTGGAACGTATCCGGCGTTCGTACTCAAGCGACGACCCTGAGCAGCGTCTGGTCGAGAACGCATGCACCACCGATCTTCTGGTGCTCGACGACCTCGCAGCGCAGCGCACGACGGACTGGGTGCGCGAACAGATGAACCTGATCTCGAACGCCAGGTCATCCAACAAGCTCCCCACGATCATCACGACGAACGCATCGTTCAAGGAACTGGAAGAGACGCTCGGGCCGCGCGCAGCGAGTCGGTTCTTCGGGAACATGTTTGGTGCCGTGGTCGACGGACCAGATCGCCGGGTCGTCGAAGTCTGATGGCCGACGTCGTCCCGATCCGGCAGACGGCTGCACCGATCTGTGATCTCGACGCAGAGGCCGCGATGCTCTCTGCGATGTTCGTGGATCCGGCGCGCTACGACGACGTCATCAGTATCTGCGGACCGGAGCAGTGTTACGCGGACGCCAACAAGCGAATCTTCGAGGCTATGGTCGAGCTTCGAGAAGCCGACAAACCGATCGACATCGTGACGGTCGCGCAGTCGTTGCATGCGTCCGGACGTCTCGCGCAGGTGGGGGGCACGCCGTACCTCGGACAGATCGTCGACTCTGTGCCGCACGTCGCGAACGTCGCGGAGTACGCGGTCATCGTCCGCGAGAAGTGGCGACTGCGGCAGGCGATGGCGCGGGCGCAGACGATCATCGGCACCATCCGTGGCGGCACAGTTCCGAACGATGAGGTTCAGACGCTGCTCGAAGAAGCCGAGCAGTGGTTCGCTGAGATCGCGCACCAGCGGCAAGACAAGTTCCTGGTACCGCTCAAGGACTCGCTCGCCGAGGCTTTGAAGAGCCTGCAGGACATGTCCAAGCGGGGCGCAACGATCACCGGCACCCCGATGCTGTTGAAACCGCTCGACGAGGCGATGAGTGGGCTCCATGACGGAGACCTGATCATCGTCGCGGGTCGCCCTGGTTCCGGCAAGACGTCGCTCGCGATGGGGATCGGGGAGAACGTCGCGAAGCAAGGACACGGTGTCGCGGTCTTCTCTCTGGAGATGCCGGCCATCCAGCTGGTCACGCGCATGTTGGCGTCGCATACACGGATCGAACTGAGCACGTTCAGGAAACCGAACGAGGTAGGAAACCATTGGCCTGCGATCACAAGTGCCATCGCGACAATGGAGAAGCTCCCGCTCTGGATCGACGACACGGGCGGCATCACGATCTCGGAGATCCGAGCGCGCGTCAGGAAGCTCAAGGCCGACATCGCGAACAAGCGCGTCGGCACGGTCACATGCACCGGACTGAAAGTCGTCGTCGTCGACTACCTGCAGCTGGTGCAGGCGCAGCGCGGCAAGGGTCAGAACCGCGAGCAGGAAGTCGCGCTTGTGTCGCGCTCACTGAAGCTCCTTGCAAAGCAAGAGAACGTCGCCGTCATGGCGCTCTCGCAGCTGAACCGATCGAGCGAGTCACGGAAGGGCAGCGACAAGCGGCCGCAGCTGAGCGATCTCCGCGAGTCGGGGGCTATCGAGCAGGACGCCGACGCGGTGCTGTTCGTTTTCCGGCCGAGTATGTACGCCGACGATCCGGCGTTGGAGGGCTGGGCCGAGATCATCATCGGCAAGCAGCGAAACGGCCCGGTCGGCACCCACAAGCTCGCTTTCGCCAAGGAATGCGTGCGTTTCGACTTGCTTGAACGGAACCAGTTCGACGAGTACGATGGTTTCCAGGACATGTGATCCTGGAACCACCATGGCCAAACGACGCGCGTCTTCTGCCGACGACATCACGCTCTACGACATCGACCCGGTCTTTCAGGACAAGCTGATCGCTTGGCTGACACAGAAACCGAAGGGCGTCATCGTCGACATCGGCGCCACGCCTGAAGCGTTCGCGATCACGCTCGACCCCGGCGGCACATTCCTCGACGAGAGCTTCGAGCATGTGTTGAGCGTGTCGATGGGCTCACGCTCGAAGAAGAAGTACATCGACCCGGAGTTGGAGAACCGGATTCACATGTTCCTTCACGCAACGAAGGCACGTCTGACGTTCGGTGCGAGCAAGGACGGCGTGTTCAACATGACTGTCTCGAATCCAGACTCGCTCGGCACCGCGAGCGACGAGGACTTCGAGTTCGCGCTCGTGATCGCCGAGGAGAAGTTCTGGGAGAACATGCCGGCTCGGCCGAAGGTACCGATCGTGACTGTGCCGGCGCCGATGATCAGCCCCGAGGCGCGAGGGGCGATGCTGGATGAAACGCTGCCGCCTGGGATGGCGCAGTACTTCCAGCCGCGCCCGACGCTGTCGCTACCGGCGCGACCGTCGCTGTCTCCGCCGCCGGCACAGACGCCAGGCGGATTCGTTGGTGCCTGGCAACCGCCCGCGGCGCGTCCTGCGCCAGCGCGTCCTGCGCTGCCAGCGCCGAAGCCGAAACCGAAGCCGAAGTCCACGCCACTGAAGTTCCCGTTGGTCAGCCCGACTGTGCCGGTGATGACCTCGCTCGGTCAGGCGCCGTCGTTCTTCGGGGGCTCGACGCCGCCGCCGGGACAGTTCATCTCGAAGAACGCTCGTCGCCCGCCTCCGCCGTCGTCGAGACCGTTCGATCCGAGCGTGCCGCCTGTGCGCTACGCGAAGCCGCACCACTTCGCGGTGAACGTGCCGGGTGGGCGACACTCCCCAGGCGGTGCCTGGCGCATCCACCTCGCCGGTGGCGACGTCGCTCGCGGAGCCCACGCCGACTACGACGAGGCCGCGCAGGAGGCCCGTCACACGTACGGCCCCTCGGGCTGGACCGTCGAGTGGCACGCCGCGGGCCGCTGATGTAGCCTGCGGCACATGATCGCTCTCGGCGTCGTCATCAACCCGAAGCTGAAGGTGCCGGTGCTCGTGGTGGCCAAGGGAGGTCACATCCAAATCAGAGCGTTCCCGACCGTGGGCGAGGACGGGGAGGATCAGGACTGGGAATACCTGGGCGATGGGTACTACGGGGAGGACTCCGGCTCGTCGATCACTGGCCTGCCTCGGTCGCACACCCCGAATCGTGGCCCGCGCCGAGCGCTGAGACGGAACTCCGTCGAGATAAAGGGACTGGGCTACGGCACATCGCTGTACACGGCACTCTGTCTTGGGGCGCACCAGAACCACGAGAGGCGCGAGCAAGGGGAAAGCGACCGGTACACGATCTCGTCGTACGGCCCGACCGGTGACGGGATCTCCTCGATGGAGGGGACTCGATCCGAGGAAGCCGAGGATTGGTGGAGCGCTGCGCGAGGACGGAAGCTCGTCGCATCGGAGGAGCACGAAGAGACGGACGAAGGAGTAGACGTCACGAGTGATTACTCCTACCGGATCGAGGGCCAAGAATACGAGGGCGGCGAGGTCACGAGAGTGAACACGATCGACGTGGACGTCTCGAAGAACATGGTCGTGGATGTCTACACGTGGCAGAGCGCCCTCAAGCACAACCTGATCATCGCGTCGTTCACGGTCGACGTACCGAGCAACGAGCCGCCTGGTTTGTGGCACGCACTGCAGCGAGACGGGATCCATGAAGCGTACCCGCGCTGGATCCTCGCGATTGACGTGCGCGGGCTCACGCTCGACGCCATCAACCTACTGGGCGTCATCGGGCAGAGCGCTGGACTCAGCGATCAGGACCTATCGAACCTGCGGTATCGCTGGGAGCGCCAGATCGATCCGTCGATGCCGGTGCCGCAGATCGTGCTCCCGTTCAAACCGAACAGCGCGGCCGCGCACGAGGCGATGGAAGCCGTCGAGCAGGCCGCGGAGATCCGAGAAGCGTCCGGATGGGACGAGCTAGCGGATCTGCCGTGACCGATCACTACGCGCGCACCGACATCGACGACCTGATCGATCGGGCCGCCGCTGCGCTCTCGGTCTCCGGTGTGGAGACACAGGACGTCGTGGACGTCATGGTCGAGGACGGGGTGGAGCCGGGTGACGCGATGCTAGCGGCACATGCTGCGGCGCTCATGGTGCAGACGCGGGATTGGCTGGAGGAGCACGGGGAAGAGTACGAGGAGAACCGCGCCGTCTACCACGGCAGCGCCCGCGCCTTCGCTCCTGAGAAGGCGTACCCGATGGAGGGGAACTACGGTCCGGGGATCTACTTCACGTCCAAGGAGTTTCGCGCGAGGAATTTTGCGCAAGACGGCGGACAGATTATCGCCTGCGACATCACGCTTCAGAATCCCGTGGACTACTTCGCGTACTTGTCCGGACCTGACGAGTACATCGGCACGAGCGAGAAAGTGATGGAGTCCTGGTCACCGATGGAGAGGGTGATGAAGTGGGTTCTGTCAGCCAGCACGAGTCTGTATCCAGACGCATCGCCGGAAGAGGTGGCAGCGGCACAGGCGCGTGGGCGCCTAAAGAGTCATCTGCTGAGCATTCTCGGCTACGACGGAATCATCGTGGACTTCTCTCACCCGAACGCGAAAGTCCCGCGCACCGCGTCGAAGGACGAGGTCTACTACATACTGTTCGGGCTCTACGGGAAGAACTGCAAGGTCGTTCCGCAGTGACACCCACGGTTGACGTAGTGCCGATCGATACCGAAGAAGCGTCTCGCTTTCTCGGCGATGAAGAAGGAGGTCTCGGGGTAGAAAGCGAGGGTCTGCTGCTGCAGACGACGAGTAAGGCGCTCGGTCTGTTCGTTGACGGAAAGATGGTCGGCGCTGCGACGCTATGGCTCTACGACAAAGACGCCTCGGGTAGAGATGTCTGGGGGTATCAAACGTGCGAAGTGACTGCACTCGGAATCTTACCTGAGTACCGGAAGCGAGGATTGTCAGAGATGCTCGTGCGCGCGGCGCTCGATGAGTGCAAGCGATCTGGATCTACGCAACTGGGCGCGTCGCCTGTGACGGAAGGGATGGCTGCTCAGATGGGAATGCCTCGCGGTGT